TCTTGTGTCAATGTCAAATCATCAGCCATTATCTCGCCCCCCTTAAAGCTGTTCTTCAACACTCAGGCCTACCGCTGAAATATCAGCACTCAGCCCTCCGTCAAAGTTAAATCCTAAATTTGTTATCGGTATATCATAATTGTCTGTGCCGTTGGTGTAGGTCACCACGTCACCTATGTCGAAACGTGGGTCACCAAGTCTGTGGTACAATTCGGTAGTGTACCATGAAAAACCTCCTATTCTGCGCCACAGAGATTGCAAAAGTGACTCTGTCATGTATGGATTTTCAAACTCCAAAACTCTACCCTGTGTTGTGTCCGTCACGCCAAGTGACAGCGTAGTATCGTCATTTACTTTGCAGACTATACCGAATATCACGTTCTGCCTTTCTGACAGTGTTGGCAGGTCTATTGTGTTGTTATCCAATGTTTTCACGCTCTTGCCATACCACTTTCGGACGTACTTTCCGTACCTGTCAACATACCCAAACTCGCCCTGAGCAGAAGCCAGATAGGACAGCATTTGGCGCATGGTCACGTCCTTTGGCACTGAGCTGACTTTGAAATAGAAATACTTTGAGTACAGCACCTTGCCGTTCTTATCTATCAACCTTCTGCCGTTCTTGTCACGCAGTAGTCGCACCTCTGTGTAGTCATTGCCGTTCTGCAATCCTAATTGTCTGCAAATGTCGTCTTCAACGGATCTATTCCAGTTCGGGATAGGTATGTGAGGTACATACGGTTTGTCCGAGAAATACAGCCTGTCCGCCATTGTCAGCTGGACACTGCCGCCCGACTTTTTCGACTTAACACAGGTGAAATGTCCCATTGGTATCTTTTCGCCTGCAAGTATGCCGCTAGTTTCGTAGTCTACGAGATACAGATATGTGTCATACTCTTTGCCAAGAAACGCTGTTTCTGTGTCACTTATGGTCATGTTCCACGATTGCGAACACACGGCACCTAGTTCGATGTCGTCAGACAAGGACGTGCTTTGAGCTGTACTGCTTGCAGATACTATCTTGTCGCCTGTAAGTATGCTGTTTGTGTCTTCAAGCTCCATTCTCCACGTTCTGCAATAGCTCTCTATCTTTGATGATACAATGTCGCTTACTGTGTACATTTATGTCACCTCACCTGTACCGGAATAGGCATAAAGGTCAAGGGAAAGCACCTTGCAAAGCTGTCTTTTCTTATCCCAACCCCACTGCTCGTATGTTGTACCCTCTGCCCTAAAACGTACCGTGACCATGTTGAACGTTTCATCAAGGTAGGTAACAGGAAAATCAGCGTCCTGCACATTCAGAACATACTCGTTTATAATTGCTACTTCCTGTGGTTTAAGGTTTGCCCACTCTATGTGAAGCGTGGTCTGTAGCCCCTTTACGTCACCCACATATTTGCAGGTCGAGGAAAGCCCTGCATTATCGGACATTATTTTTTTCTTATCTATTGTGAACGTTGTCGGCACAGCTATTTCAGTATCACCAAATTTAAGATATTCCATTGCATTACCTCCTATACAAGCGGTGACTTGCCATTAAGCTTTGTCAGCGAGTTTATATCTTCTACCACAGCCTTGCCAACAGCTCGCTTGTCTATCTCCACAGTTACATTGATAGGCTGTTTGGCGCTTTTGCCGTCAACAGAGGCATACTCTGCAAGGGCGTTGAGTATAGCCGACCGCATACCCATGTTTGACGTATCAGGCACAGTTTGTGTAGCTGTCTGCTCTCTCAGTGAAGATACATCTATCCTGCTGTCAACACTGCTGGCACTTTGTATAGCAGATCTGACCATGTTTTCAGAAGCCTGCACTGCGAGATACGTTTCATCAGCCACACCAAGAGCATATCCCTCTCCCACATATCCGCCAAGTGTACGGAAAACTCTTGACGGAGAATGTGAATCCTGAGCAAGCCTTGCGGCGGTTATGCCGTTTCGTATCATTTCACTTACTGTGGCATTTACTATGGGCATTCTGCCTTTTATGCCGTCCGCATAGCCGTCTGCGGCATACTGTCCTAAGACCTCGTATGCCGCTCTCATTTCAAAGTTTCGCTGACCTGCCATTCCCACAAGCTCATCAAGTAGCTTTGCAGAAGAATCTTTCATCTTGCTCATACTTCTGTCAACGTAGTCATTCATTTCGTCAAAAATGCCCTTGCTCTTTACAGAGTATTTCTTGAGTTCCTTATCTGACATATCAACAAACGCCTTTGCGTAGCCTGCGCCCTTTGGACCCATTTCTTCAAGATTATTGTAAAAGTCCTGTGAGATAATGCCGTCTGCGACCTTTTTCTTCAGCTTAGCAAGGTTGTTTTCCCAGTCGGTAAAGCCGTTTATGTTATCGTCAAGATTTGCGATAAGCTGTTCGGCGGTCACATCTGACTTTCCACAGAACTCGTCAAGAAGATCTATCTGTCCGAACACAAGATCGTGCTGGGTTTTGTATGCGTCTGCATACTTGCCGCAGATGTCATTTATCTGCGACAGCGTTTCTTCCGAGAGTTCTGCTATCGAGCCTGTTGTAAGAGCATAAGCGTCGGCAAATTCTTTCTGAGCGGTGTTTGCTTCCTCTATGGACTGTCTTACAGAGGAAAGGTCATTGTTTGCTGTTGTAAGTGCACCGTGAGCGGTGTTGAGGGACAGTGCAAGCGCGTCAAAATCATCACCTGTCAAGCCGTCAGCCTTAGCCTGCTTGTATCGTTCAAGTGCTTCATCATACTCGTTCTGAGCCGCCGCTTGGTTTCTCAGAGCCTCCGCAAGCTTATCCTGCAAGTCCTTTGTATCCTGCATATCCGCATAAGCGTCAAGCATATCGCTTACTGCGGCTGTGTTGTTTTTCAAGCCGCCTGTCTGATCATCTATGGTCAGATTAAGGCCCTCTATATCGCCGTTGAGCTGATCTATAATGGATTGCATTTCGGCTTTTTCATCAGCACTTTTATTTTCAGTTTCATTCAGCTCTTTGAGCCTGTCATTGAGTGCACGATAAGAGTCAGCCTGCTTTTTATTACTGTCTGTGCTGTCGGCAAGTTCTTCGTGAAGACTTTCAACGGCACTTTTGGTGGAAAGACATTTGTCCGAAAACTGTTTGACGCTCTCGGACAAATTCACTATACTGCTTTCTGTGACGTCTATCTCATTGGCAAAATGATTTATGATCGCACTGCCTATGAGTGCAACACCTGCGGCGATACCTGCCGCAAGATTTTGAGTTATAGCCATTTCGGCATTCATGGCTGTTGCCATAGCCTTGCCTTGTATCATTTGCAGAGTAAGCCCCTCAAAGGACTTTGTGACCGCAGACACCTTTGACACCGCAATGAATGTCACAATTGCCGCTGTTATGGATTTAAGGGCGTTGTGAACACCCTCTATAACGCCCTCTATATTTTCTGCGTCAACGCCCATTTTCTCAAAAAGCTGACCAACTGCTGAATCAAATACCTTTGCCGTTTGAGATACAAAGCTCTTTGCAAGTCGCTTTACGTTACCGAAAAATGTTTCTGTCGAACCTATCAGGTCATTGAAAGCCTTGTCAGCATCACCACCTGATGTAAGCACACCAAGAAAGTTCTTGGCGGCAGCTTTCATGCTTGCGAATGAACCTGAAAAGGTGGTGCTTGCCTCTTTGGCTGTTGTGCCTGTGATATCAAGGTTTTGCTGAATTGTGTGGATAGCGTTGTATACGTCACTCAGATTATCAATGTTGTATTCAACTCCGCTGAGCTTCTGAGCGTCCTGCAAAAGCCTTTCCATTTCAGACTTTGTTCCACCGTAGCCAAGCTTGAGGTTGTCAAGCATTGTGTAGTTCTGCTTTGCGAAACCTTGATAAGCGTTTTGTATAGACTGCATATCCGAGCCGAATTTGTTGGCGTTGTCGGACATATCCACCATAGCAGTGTGGGCGACATTTGCAGCCTTTTGAGTGTCACCGCCAAGAGATGAAAGCAACGACGCAGAAAAGCTCGTGACGTTCTCCATATACTCGTTTGCACTTACTCCTGCGGTCTTGTAGGCATCCTGTGCGTTCTTCTTGACGATATCAGCGTGCTTTTTAAAGAGCGTTTCAACACCGCCAAGAGATTGTTCAAGTGCCGCACCCTCAGTGAATGCAGAGGTGACGACCTTGCTTATAGCCGCTCCCACACCTGCCGCCGCAACAGCTTTTTTGAGCTTTGAGGCAAAGGAGCTGCCTGTTTTGTCGCCTGCCTTGTCGCCCTCGTCGGGCAGGTCTTTGAACAGGTCTTTTATTCTGCCTGTTATGCCCTCTGAGATAGGTATTATCTGCACATATGCGTCCGCAAGCTTAGTTCCTTCCGCCATTACGTTTCACCTCCTATCAGTTCTTGCCTTGCTTTTTCAAATTCTTCGATACTTGTAAATCCTCGTATCTTGCTCTCACTGTCGCCTAAAAGCTTTGAAACAACAGTTTCGGGTATGTTCACACCTCTTGCACCGTCTTTCGTTTTAGCCCATTGCAGCCACGCAAGCTTGTCATATATCATTGCAGCAAGGAGCGTGTCAAGAGTGACCTTATCCCCCGAGAGCAGCATCTTGCATCGGCTGTCGGGACGCAGACCCATAAAAAACGCCGCCACTGAGGAAAGCGGCAGCGTTTTGTAGTCGTATATGTGATAGACCTCTGCGAGATCGCAGGCAAGCGACATCTCATCACGGCATATCATATGAGCAAGTCCGCAGACAGCCCTCAGGCGTTTTTTGTTTTGTCGCCCTCTGAGCCTTCGCCTTTCAGTATATCGGCGATCTCTGCAAGCATCTTGTTTCTTGACACTATTCCTGTGTCTATATCTCTGCAATGCTCTTTGAGGCTGTCGAGCTGTGCCTTGGAAAGGAGCTGTCTTGCCACCTTGATGACAGCGGCAGTGTCGCCCTCATCTATCGCCACAAGTGATTCAAGCAGCTCCCAGTTGTCAAGAGCCTTATCCTCTATCTCATAGTCAAAACCGCTTTTTGTGATACCTTTAAGCATATGATCTTCCTCCTGTTACTCAGATTTCAGGTGAATGTACTCATAGTGTGAGTTGCCCTTGCTGTCGTTGACGGCTGTCAGCGTGATGTTATAGCCCACTGCGTCAGTGTCTATATACTTGATCTCGCCCAGAGCCGTTACAGAGGCACAAGGGACTACGATACGCTTTAAAGCTCCGTCCTTGAGGATAAGCTCGAAAACATACACGCTCTCCTCGTCAGAGCCGCCGTTCACGGCAACTGTTATGTCCTTGCCCTCAAGTGCAGTTGTGACGTTATCAGAGCCGTAGACAGTTTTGAGCACTTCCTCGTTGAGCGTTTCGATGAGCGTCAGCGTGAATGTGTCACTGCCTGCGTTGGTCATATTGAGCACTACATCTCCGCCCCAGGCTGCTACGTTGCTGTTTGAGCGGTCATTGCCGTTTGAAAGTCCGTCCTCTGAGCAATAGCCAAGGCACTTGAACTCCGCTGCAAGAGCCGATGTTGCGTCTGTCGGCAGCGTTGTGCCTTTAGGTGCACGATATACCGCACCGCCTATTTTAGGCTTGCCTGCGGTAACGTTGTTTGCATTATTGGTGTTTGCCATAGTTATCTCTCCTTTTAATCGTAAAATCGTATATCGAATACCGCCTGATAGCGGTATCGTTTTGTTTCTTCGTCGGTGTAATTATAATCGCTGTTCAGCTTGCAGGATATGACGTCATCAAGGGTCACAGCGTCACGCATAGCTGCCTTGACGGTGTGATTGAGCCTTGCCGCCTCGTAAAGGCTGCCGCCGTATGACTGCACGGCGAGGGTCACCGAAGATAGTCTGTTTTTCTCAGACGAGCCAAGCTTGTCGATGATGATATACTTCTGCGGCGGCTTTGCAGGCTCTTCCATAAACACAGGAACGTCAAGGTTCTTGCTCAGATAGCCCAGTATAACTTCTTCTATCATTTTCTCAGCACCGCCTTTAATATGGCATTGTCTTGCTTTGTTTCCTTTCTCGCCTTGTAGGTCACAGCCTTTATGCTTGCATTCACACGCTTTTTGCCTGCATAGGTGGATACTTCATAGCCGTCACCTAAACGTTTGGCAGCCTTGTCTGCAAACTCACGGCAGATGTTCTCCGCCTCTTTAGACTTTAGCATTTGCATTACGCCCTTTCGGTCAAGAACTATCTTTACCTTATCCATAGCGTTCCACCTTGACTTTCTTGTTCCAGCTGAGCGGCAGATTTTCTTCAATGCCCTGCGTATGGATACCAACAGTTTTGAACGTCATTCCCCAGAACTCAACTTCTGTGTTCTCCCAGGTGTGAGTGTCGCCTTTCGGTATAGCAAGCACATAAGCTATGCGTTTGCCCGATAAGTTAAGCTCGCTTATAACATCATCAGACGACGGCTCGCCTACAAGAACGTTGTCAACAAGCTCCCAACTATCCTCATAAGT